GCGCACAAGCAGCATGCCAGTAAGAAGCGTATTGAGTTCGGGGTCGTCCGCCGGTGAGCACCCTCCGGCCTTACCAGCAAGCTGGTGTTGATTTCCTGGTGCATACCCGACGGGCCATCTTGGCAGATGAACCCGGCCTGGGGAAAACGGCGCAAGCTCTAGTTGCCGCCAACCGCCTTGGAATCGACCGGATGCTCGTTGTTGCTCCCAAGACGGCAGCTGGTGTTTGGGCTGATGAACGAGATACTTGGGACCCGTATGGCCCTGAGATTGTTATCTACCAGGGTGCTCGACGACACAAGCAGAGTAGCCTACGGGACTCTCGTATCTTCGTAACGAACTATTCCCTGCTCCGTGAAACCCTCAGTGGGACCTATTGGCCCCTCATTGTCTGGGATGAGGCCCACAAGCTCAAGGACAGGCATGCAAAGACCTTGTTCAGGGTCGTCAAGACGTATGTATCTGCTCGCAACCATTTCTTCCTAACCGGGTCCCCCATTCGTCACAGTGCCGGAGACTTGTGGCCCCTTCTGAACATCATCAACCCGGGGCAGTGGGGTTCATACTGGGATTTCGTCCAGGAGTTCTGTTCCGTTTGGCACGACGAGTTTGGCTGGCATGTAGAGGGCGTTCACAATGACGAGGCCCTTCGTGCGAAACTCCAGAGCATCATGTTGCGGCGAAGGAAGGAAGACGAACTACCTGGTCTGCCCCCAAAGCAGAGGCAGTTCATTCCGCTCGAAATGGCAAGGGCTCAGCAGCAGGCATACACCCAGCTTGCACAAGAGTGGGTAACCGAAACTACGACCGGATTACTAGCGGTTCCAACGAAGTTGGCTTTACTAACCCGGCTCCGCCAGCTCCTGGTACACCCTGCACTCATTGGCATCGATGCTCCGTCTGCTGCCTTTGATGCACTTAGGGACCAGGCAGTTACAAACGGCGAGCCTATTGTTGTGTACACACCCTTCCCGTCAGTCTTCCCCCTCCTGGTTGACATGTTCGACAAAATGCACTGGAAGCATTGGGTAGTAAAGGGTGGAATGTCGCCACAGCAGATGTCTGCTAACGTCCGTTCTTTCCAGCTAGCGCAGGAACCAGAGCGCGCCTTATTTGTGTCACTGGGAAGTGCCATTTCGTTTACGGCTAATGCAGCGTCGACCTCGTACCACTTAGGGTTTGACTGGAGCCCTGATGTCAACGTACAAGCTGAGGACCGGTTGCATCGAGAGAGTGCGGGTCGCCGCAAAGCCAACTTCGTTCTCAACCGGTACTTCGTACACCCCAAGACTGTAGATAGCCATCTACGAAAAGTCCTCGAGCGAAAGACATCATGGGCAAGGCTCATACTTGACCCCGAACAGTTACTCCGACCGGCATGGAAGGATACATAATTAGGGGCTTGACTTCACCTCTCAATTGCACTATAATAGAGATAGGAGAACACTAGCGCAGGAGTAACAATTGAAGACCTACGACGTCTCCCTCAGTGCAGACGAGATGGAGTATGTGATGATGGGGCTACACTGCTTCATAGAGAAGAATGCGGAGCATGCACAGAACCCGGAATTGCGTACCATTTCGTCAGACACAAAGGACCTCAACCTTGTTGACGAGATGTGGGCACCACAGCACGTCGAGGTATCGCGGCTCCTCGATAAGCTGGTTGAGGTTACAGGCTACGACCTTGCAGTCGACGGACAGTAACAGAGTTGGACCCTCGACGTGAGTCGCTGTTCGATGTCGAGTGGCAAGTCCTAAGGGTCGGGCTGCTCGGTAATTGGCACGAAACTCCGGAACAGAACGTGCTCGTCCTCGTTCGGTACGTCCGAAAGGCAACCGGAGAAGCCGACAAGCTCGTCCGTCTATGGCGATGCATTAACCTCCTTAGGGCAGTACCCTTGGGGGAGAACAAAAGGGTCCGTCGGACTCTCCTCCGGTCGCGTCGCATTTTCGAACGGAAGTACAAGGTCCTTCAGGACTACGGAAACAAGTTCCCGAACTGGAGCTGGGCGCGGGTTCGTGCAGACCTTAGGTGGTTGTTAGAACAGGACCCCAGTTCGTTCAGGCAGCTCAAGGGGAACCTAGAGGGGCGCATGCAAAGGGTAGGCCAGCTGAACCAGAGTTACATGCAGGCAAAGCCTGAAACGGCAAAGTTCATTCGGCTTATGCGTGACGTAGAGTTCGAAGGGGAGGGCACACAGAATGTCTAGAACGCCGACTGATTACACACGGCTTCGGAACCGTTGTCCGAACTGTGGACACCGGCTGTCGATGCGGCACCCGAAAACTACGCGCTGTAGTACATTCATGGGGTTAGGAGCAGGGCCATCGGCACCACCCCCGGTTTCGTGTAAGTGTCAGAAGCACCTGCGTGAGGCCACAAAATTGGGGGCTTGACTTCCCCAGAGGAATGCTCTATAATTACAAGATAGGGGAGAAACAACCGCACGTGACCAAACGGGACGTAGCATACGTCTTGACGTACACAGGCTTCCTTTTTCTTATGGCTGGGTTCATCGTCGGTGTCATTACAGTCTTTGAACCTGTCCGATGACGACGGTAATCCTGTCAACGTCAGACCGACTTCTGTTCAAAAGGTGCCGGCGGAAATGGGACTGGCAAAGTACCCAACGCCAGAACCTAATCCCCGTTGCTGAAGCTGCCTCTTCGCCCCTGTGGTATGGCTCGGGCTTCCATTTTGCCCTTGAAGACTTCCACGGGCACAAGCGTTACCCTTCAGCGTTCGATGCCTTCACTGCATACAGTAAGGCATTTCGTCCCCACGAACTCCCGGCTGATTCCGAGGACCTAATGGTCCTGGCAGAAGGAATGCTTGCTCACTATACAATGTCCTGGCTTCGACGCCGAGATGAGTACCAGACTCTTTGGGTAGATGGTGAACCGCAGGTCGAAGTATCAGTCGACTTGGACATCACCAACCTTGTTGTTCAGCGTGCTTGGCAACGGGATATGGCCTGGGTAACAGACCCACTCGATGACGCTGATGGCAAGATTGTTTACCGGGTGACATTCGACCGGGTATGCGTCGATAGTGAAGGCCGTCTGTACATCATGGACTACAAGACGGCTGCTAAGTTCGACTCAGCCAAGCTGGAGACTGATTCTCAGGTAACGGCCTATACCTGGGCTGGCCGGTACTTCTATGGTGACCGGTACGAGGTTGAAGGCATCATCTGGATGACGTTCAAGAAGGCCTTCCCCGATGTTCCAAAGGAGCTCGTGCGCGGCGGATTCAGTGAGAACAGGCAGGCAAGTGTTAGCTACGACACGTTTGCTGGAGCCCTGCTTACGAAGTACGGTGCTATTCCTACGTCGTACGTCCCGTACATGAACCACCTTGCTATGCAGGAAGGGGCTGACGGGGATAAGTTCATCAAGCGAGATATCATGCGGCGCAATGTAGCCTTTACCCAGAATGAAGAATGGAAGATTGCGGACGAGGTCCTCGACATGCTGAACCCGCAATTGTCCCTTTATCCGAATCCTACCCGTGACTGTTCCTGGGACTGTTCATTCCGGGTCCCGTGTCTCATGAAGGATGACGGTTCAGAGTGGGAGGAGTACATGGCCGGTGAATACGTTTCCTGGGTCGGATACAACGACTCCTGGAGGCAACGTATCGTTTACCCGGAGACAGTAGCACGGAGTAGCCCATGACAGCCGAAGAAGCAACAGCAACCCCCGGAACGCAAGGAATAGTAAAGGCTGCCCGAACGGCAGGAGCAGCGTCAGTACCTGCTCCCAGGCAAGTCCCCGACATTACCGACAAGCCTTCACCCTTCGCTCTTACGGTCGGAGCACTGACAGAAGAGGAAGGGTATCTTAACGTTCTGTTCTACGGAGCATATGGTGCAGGCAAAACGTACCTTGCATCAACAGCGCATTGGGTTCCGGAGATGCGAGATGTCTTGTACATCAACGTTGAGGCTGGAATCAAGGCCATCGTGTCACAGGACATCACGCGCATTCGGGTTAAGGACTACCGAACGTTTGCCCGTGTCCGTGAGTACCTTCGCCTTCACGCAAAGTACCGGGATGAGGGGAATGAGGAACGCCTACTCAAGACGGAACGGTGGCTTCGGCCGGGTGAGGACGTAGCTGCACCTCACCACTTCCGAACTGTCATCATTGACAGCTTGTCGGAAGTACAGAAGCTGTGTATGTACATGTTGCTCGGAATGGACCCGGAGACATACCAACTCGATGCAGTTCCCGCCTCCCCAGAGTTCGCTGAATGGAACCAATCCACCGAACTCATCCGTCTCCTCATTCGGCAGTTCCGTGACTTACCTTACCACATCATTATCGTCCTAGGTGAAATGGAGGTGGAGCAGGCAAAAGGAACCAATAAGACCCTACTGAAGCGTCCCAATCTCCAGGGCAGACGGCTTCCCGGAGAAGTCCAGGGTTTCCTGGATGTCGTTGGGTACTTAGCAGAAGCCGTCGTAGACGGAGAGACTGCACGCCGACTATACCTTCGCCGACTTAACGAGTCGTTCAACGCCAAGAACCGTTTCCACGGTAACCCCCCAAGATACATCGATAACCCCACAATGCAAGATTTGTGGAACCTGGAGGTAGCATCACGTGCCGCAGCCAACGCAAGCTCGCCGAACGGCGCAACGTCCCGCCCAGAGCGCAGCGCAGCGCGCCCCNCAGCCCCCGCCTCAGGCGGAACCCGAACCGGAACAGTACGAGGAAGAGGACCCGTTCGCGGACCAGGAAACCGAGTCGTACGCCGGGAACAGTGACAACGGGGACTTCGACTTCGACAGCATGGTTCTTGACCTCGAGAACGTCGAAGAGCCCGTCCGCGACATCTGGCCCAACGGAACGTACCCGGCCATCATTGAGAACGTTGAGCCTGACGTCTCTCAAGCCAAGGGCAATCCGATGCTGGTCTGGCAGCTCCATCTGTCCGACCCCAGCACAGGGAAGGAAAAGAACCGCCGGTACTACACTGTACTGGTAGGAGACGGAGCTGGACGAACCAAGCGGTCCATCAAGCGCGTTGCGCCGGACCTCGACCTGTCACAGTTCCGCCCCAACGATGCTGGAGACCTCTTGTCTGGGCTCGAGTGTCGTGCAGTCCTCCGTCGTGGGCGTTACCAGGGCGAGGCAACCGACAACGTCGTAGACATCCTGGCCCCGCTCGGGGACTTCGCACAATAGGGGGAGTACCAAACACCCCGTTCGGGTCGCTTCGACGTTAGCATGGAGTCCGACGGGTAAATAAAGTCCTGAGTTGGAGGCTAACGATTAGTCCGACCCAGGCACTTAACAGAGGAGTAATGCAGTTAATGAGGAAACTCGGAACTGCAAGCAGAAACGTACTTCGGTACTACCTGGCCAGTAGTGGGAACTGGGAGCCTCTGGCTATACTTGCTACGTGAAAGGAAACCACGGCAATATGGTTGACTCGGTTGCCCTCCTTAGTGGTGGCCTTGACTCCTCGACCCTTGCATACCATCTGGTCAAAGGGCAGAACAAGACTGTTCACTTCCTATCCTTCTACTATGGTCAAAGACACGCCCGCGAACTCCAAGCCGCCCGATTCATTGCACAGGACCTGGAGCAGAAGCACGACATCATCTACATCGACAACGAGACACACGACTTCCTTCGGGGACCGGGGGCAACGTCGCTTACCAATCCTGAGGTAGAAGTTCCGGATGGCCATTACGCCGAAGAGACGATGAAGGCGACTATCGTCCCCAACCGGAATGCTATCATGTTGTCAGTTGCCTTCGGTGTTGCCATCTCGGACCAAGCTCCAGAAGTTGCCTTTGGTGCGCATGCCGGCGACCACTACATCTATCCCGACTGCCGTCCTGAGTTCATCCTGGCCTTCCAGCATGCAATGCTGCTCGGGAACGACAACAAGGTTTTGCTGTATTCACCCTTCGAAGCATCAACCAAAGCCGACATCGTCAGGTTGGGGTTCGACTTAAGTGTCCCACTCCACAAGACATGGTCCTGTTACAAGGGACGCTTGCGTCATTGTGGGACATGCGGCACATGTACTGAGCGCATCGAAGCCTTTCGGCTGGCCAAGGTTCCCGACCCCACAACGTATGAGGAGGTTCATACGGCATGACCTGGATTGCAACCATCGGTCCCGTTGAAGTTGCAGCTGCCCATTCGAACGGACCTCCTGGCCAGAAATGTTACAACATGCACGGACACGATTGGAAAGTCACTGTACAGTTCGGGTTCGCCCGCTTGGACGAATACGGCTGGGGTCCCGGCTTTGGCGAAGTCAAAGCCCTCATCCGTGAGTACGACCATCAGAACCTGAACGACATGGTCTCCCCACCCTCGGCCGAAGTGTTTGCTCAGACACTTTACAACCGTTTGCTCACTGCATTCCGAATTGCTCCGACCTTCGTCGAGGTCGAAGAAGCAGCCGGAAACGTCGTGCGGTACTACGAATGACGGCTGAACGGGTTTGCTTCGACATTCCAGAAGACCTACGTCCCCAGTCGTATACCTACCTCCTTCTGTTGAAGGAAATGTGGGAAATGCACCTAGCAAAGGCTGCCGGATATTCCGGACATCTAGAGGATGTGTGGGGAAACTTTCGAGGGACACAGGAGTTCGGCGTTGACACTGTCAGGGGCATTATGGTTCGGAAGAACGATAAGTGGAGTCGCATCAAGTCCCTAGTCAGCAACCCAGCCAATTCCCAGCTACCTGACGAGCCGCTCGAAGCAACGCTGCTTGACGATGCAGCCTACGACCTCATCATCATCTCCATCCTCCGGGAAGAACGGATGCCACTGCTAAATGACGACCCTACTGCCATTGGGAAGCCGAGGGGACACCCATGACTGAAACCTTCCCCGTAACCGAAATCTTTGGTCCGACAATTCAGGGGGAAGGAGCCATGATTGGAACGGTAACACACTTCGTCCGTTTTGGGGGGTGTGACTACCGTTGTGCGTGGTGCGATTCAGCTCATGCGGTTTTGCCGGAACAGGTTCGCCTGGCTGAGAGGCTAACATCCCTCGACATTGTACACCGGCTCGAGGAACTTCCTTACGCCCAATGGGTAACACTTTCAGGGGGCAACCCGGCTCTTCTGGAGCTGAACGACTTTATCCTCCTAGCCCTTCCTCTCGGGTTCAGGTTTGCGGCGGAAACGCAGGGGACCCTTTGGAAGGACTGGTTACAGTACCTGGATTTCCTGACTGTCTCGCCAAAGGGGCCCAGTTCAGGAAATGAAACGCCCCTTGAGGTTACTCAGGCATTCGTTGAAAAGGTACAGGTGTTCTTTGCCGAGGATTCCTGGTGCCTGAAGGTCGTTGTATTCAACACGAAGGACTACGAGTATGCCAGGAAGCTCCGGGAGGTATTCACAGAAGTCCCGTTCTTCCTCTCAGTCGGAACGTTCATGGGAGGACTTAGGGGAACTTTCGCGGGAGGAACTATTGACTCTCGGGATACTCTTCTCGGACGGCTTCAGTGGTTGGCAGAAAAAGCCGGCCGAGATTCCGTCTTCGCCGGAAGCGGAGTCCGCGTCCTTCCCCAGCTCCATGCACTCATCTGGGGACACGGCCGTGGGTTCTAGGGAAGACCGACTTGCTACGGAGTTGTTTCGTCGGTACGGGTCAGTTGAGAAGGGAAAGTACCGGTCTCTCGAACAGTGGGAACAGGACGCCGAAGCTATCCGGGATATGATTCAGGGTGAACCTATTCGGATGGAAGAAGTTGGCCTCGAGGAATTTGTCCGCGCCATTCTGTCCGAACTCGACTTGTCAGGGGAACACTTTGACCAAACCCCATCGCGCGTAGCTGCTATGCTCTGGAGCTTTCGGCAGAACCATAATCTAGCCCAAATCCTGGCAACGGGCTTTGAGGAGGTAGACGAGAATGTCATGGTTGTCCAGGGTAACATCCCGTTCAAGGGACTCTGTGCACACCACCTATTACCGTTTTTCGGAAGTGCGGTGGTTGGGTATGTCCCGAACGGACGAATCGTGGGTCTCTCCAAACTCACACGTCTCGTACAAGCAGCGGGTGAGCTTCAGCCTACAACTCAGGAGGATATTACTAACCGTATCGTTGACACGATTAGCGATGTTCTCCGACCTATCGGTGCGGGTGTCGTTACGCGTGCACTCCACGGGTGTATGGCGGTCCGCGGGGTTCACGCACCGAATACATGGACTACGGTTAGTGCACTTAAAGGACAGTTCCTCCTGAACCCCATCGTTCGGTCTGAATTCATGGAGCTTGCACGTGGGCAAATTAGCTGATGAGCTTCGAACACTCGTCCTAGAGGACCTGTCAGTTTGCCCGACCTGTCGTCGGCCAGCACTTGGTCTAAGGGAACTAGCGGAGGAAATTGGTTGTGATGCATCCCAGCTCTCCAAGTTTGTCCGAGACCGAAAAGGGTCCTACGGACTTACCCTCATTGAGCACCTCTATGCATTCTACGCCGGAGCCGATGCCACTACCGAACTTTCTTCCAGTCGCCCCCTTACCCGTTCTGGCCCAGCTTAACGCGCATGGTGAACTAGCAGATGGCCTGTTGACCGTTGCCAACGTCGTAATGGCTGACCCGTTCCGGTACGAAGCATTCTTTCGCCGGCTCCGGGAAATCGGACAAGGCGTTGACATTACCCTGGATAACGGGCTTATCGAACAGGGGTACGCACTCCCTCCTGGAGTGATGATGGCAGCAGCCCAACTCCTACATGCGAAGACAGTTGTGCTCCCGGATGTTATTGCTAACAAGAAGGCGACGTTAGAAGCATCGCGGGAAGCAGCAAAACTGTACGGAGAGGTTCATGCCGAAGTTACCCTAATGGGGGTTGCGCAGGGACGGAGCCTGGAAGAGTTTGTTATCTGCGGATTGGAGCTTGCGAAAGTAGCAGATGTACTTGCTGTGCCCCGTCATTCCGTTGCACGGGTAGGAACACGGAGTGAAATCATTCACCAGCTGTACGAGGGAACCGGAAAACCGATTCACCTGCTCGGGTTCTCGGATGACGTCCTTGATGACC